ATCGGGCGCAAAGTTTTGTGTGGTGCTATAACAAGTGGCTCGTTGGCGATCCAGAGTCGTCGGCAATCGGCTATTTTGACATCGATGTATCGACGCACTGGGGCGCTAACGTGCGCTGGGAGTTTGGCACTACGATCATCTATAACGAAGGCCGTGGCGCAATCGTGCAGCAGCTTGAACTTGTCAGCCTGACAGGATCGGTTGCATTCGGCACCAACCCGACGATCAACACATCGTATTCAACTGACGGCCAGACATGGAGCCAGCAGAAGATCATCAATATCGGCACCACGGGAGACCGGGCAAAGCGCCTTGTGTGGTTCCAGCAGGGATGGATGCGTAACTGGCGCATGCAGCGGTTTCAAGGCACCTCGCAGGCTCATATGTCGTTTGCTAGGCTAGAGGCGGCTATCGAGCCGCTGGCCTTCTAATGGCCGTTCAGCGTCTCAATCTGACGCGCGACCAGCTTGCGTCTTTCCTGCAAGACTTCGAGCAGATCAAGCAGTTTGAAAAGCTGTTTGCGACCGTTGACATCATCAACACGGTAACGCTTGATGAGATCAGTGTTTCAGCGGGAAGCGCCTTCGCAACGGCCAATGAGGCGCTGGCCAGTATTGCGGTGATAACGGATGTTTTGGATGTGGCGGCATCTCAACCGGCAACGCAGAACAACAACTCAATTAGCACTGATTATATTGATTTCAACCTTAACGCTCCGCATACGTCCTCGATAGCCAGAGCCGCTTGGAATCCATCAGACCAGACCCTTGACATCGGCATGGAGTATGGCGTCGTTCAGCAAGTGGGTTTGGAGCAATACGCTAGGGTTGCAAACTTTACCGGAGTGACGATTCCAAACGGCACGGTTGTAGGCTTTACCGGCGCGGTTCCCGACAGTGCCTTGTCAGTCTCGCCCTACCTCGCCAACGGCGCAACAAACACGCTGTATGTCGTTGGCGTCATGACGCACGATTTGCCCGATAGCGGGGAGAGGGGATACTGCACCACATTCGGCTTTGTGCGCGATGTAAACACCAGCGCGTTTGCTCTCGGTGACGTTCTCTACGCCTCCCCGACAGTTGCTGGCGCATTCACTAACGTAAAGCCAACGGCACCGAACAACGTCGTTCCAGTGGCGGCGGTATTGCAGGTCGGCACGACCGACGGCATCATCTTTGTGCGCCCGACGATTGAACAGCAGATTTACTACGGCGAGTTCACCAAGCTAGACACGCAGACACCCGCAGCGGCTAACACGGCGTATGCGTTGGTTTTTACCAACACCGAGATTGCCAACGACGTTTCTTTGGGTACGCCTGCGTCCCGCGTTGTTATCGCCAACGCCGGTCTCTACAACATTTCGGTGTCGGTGCAGATCACTTCCACCAATTCATCCCAAAAATCTATCTGGGTCTGGCTACGCAAGAACAATACCGCTGACATTCCCAACTCCGCGCGGGTCGCGTCGATCACGCTCAACAACGGCTATCTGGTAGTATCACTCAACGAAGTAGTATCGCTGCTGGCAGGCGACTTTATCGAAGTCATGTACGCGGCGAATAGCACTAACGTCAGCATCGCAACCGTTGCCGCGACGGCATTTGCGCCTGCGGCCCCGGCTGTGATATTGGCTGTTACGCAGACGGAGCAGTAGGACGTATCATGGCCGTAACCGTAAAAACGCTTATTCCCGCAAAGCAGGCCGAAGCCGTGCAGACCGGACAGTATACGGCGGTCAATTGCCGCACGATCATCGACAAGTTCACGGCCACCAATACGGCGGCTGGCAATGTCACGATTAGCGTCAACTTGATTGCGTCCGGCGGGACTGCTGGGGCGAGCAATCTAATCGTTGACACGCGGGCCATCGCGCCGAATGAAACCTACACGTTCCCGGAATTGGTCGGGCAAGTGCTTGACCCCGGCGGGATCATTTCAACTATTGCCAGCGCGGCAACCTCGCTTACCATCCGCGCATCGGGTCGGGAGATTGTAACGTGAAAAAGCCTGTTATCGTGTTTGGTGGCTTCAATGGTTTGCAGGAAAGCGAGCCATTCATCACCGCGTCTGAGAACAAGAAGAACACTCAGATCGTCATCAAGGATTGGATGCTCGGCCCAGAAAAGCCCAGCAACGAACCGGGCGCGAATGGGCCATACTGGAAGGCGCTGGGCGTTGCAATGCAAGTCGATGAGGCGGAAGCCCGGCGGCGTCGTTGCTCCAACTGCGAATACTATGACAACAGCACGTTGACGCAGGCCAAGATGGAGCGAATCCCGCGCAACCAATGGGACGAGAACGCTGGCTTCCGTGGCTATTGCAACAAGTTCGACTTCATCTGTCACGATCTGCGGTCATGTCAGGCGCAGGAAGAGCGGGAGTTTGAAAGCTCCGAAGATTAGTGTAAGGTGCAGCCACCGAGCGTCATTGAGCAGCCGGTGGCTCAGTCTGAAAGGGCAGAATGACACTCGAAACCGCCTTGGTATATGATGAAGCGCCAGACGATCAGATGATCGTGCTGGGCGATAAGTTTTGCGAAAGCGATATACAGCGGCTTGAGGGTGAGTTTCTGCGGCACCAGCAGGCCGATTGCCCGGTCACGCACCGCTTCGGCCCCGGCATCTATATCCGTGAGATGGCGGCTAAGGCCGGGTCGTATCTGATCGGGCATAAGCATCTTGACCCGCATATGAATGTGCTGGTGTCTGGCAAGGTGATGCTGTTCAAGGAATCCGGCGAGACGTTAGAAATTAGCGCACCGTTCACTTTCATAGCCGAGCCGGGGCGCAAGCTGGCGTATGTGATCGAGGACATGGTGTGGCAGAACATCTACGCCACGAACGAGATGAACGTGGAAAAGCTGGAAGCCGTCTTGTTTGAAAAGAGCGAGGAGTGGCAGGCTGGCCAGAAGTTTCTGACGCACCGCAATGATGAGGACATCGCGGACTTCCACGACGCCATTGCAACATTCGGCTTTGACGCCGAGACCGTGCAAAGCATCTCCGAAAACACCGCCGATTTGATTCCATTCCCGCTTGGCGAATACAAGGTGGTCACGGCACCTTCGCCAATCGCCGGAAAGGGAATGTTCGCGTCTGGCAACATCGCTGCATTGGAGGCCATCGCTCCGGCGAGGCTTGACGGCAAGCGGACGCCAGCCGGGCGCTATGTCAACCATGCCAAAGAGCCTAACGCAATCGCCGTGAAGGCCGCGAACGATGATGTGTATCTGTTCGCCATCCGCGACATCGCCGGTTCTACCGGCTCGGCACTTGGCGAAGAAATCACATTAGATTATAGGCAGGTCTTGCGCCTGTCACTAGGAGAGCGTTGATGTCGGCAATGGCAGCGGCAGTTGTAGGTAGTGCTGTAATCGGTGGCATTTCGTCTGCCAGCGCATCAAAAAGCGCGGCGGCGGCACAAGTTAAATCTGCTGAGTTGGGGGCCGCAGAACAGCGCGCGGCGCGTGAGAATCTTGAAAGGCTGCTAGAGCCTTATCGTGCGGCTGGGACGCCTGCATTGGCGCAACAGATGGCGGCGCTCGGTCTTGCCGGGCCAGAAGCCCAGCAGGCTTACGTTGCTGGGCAGGAGCAAAGCCCGCTATTTCAGGCAATCGCGCGGCAAGGCGAAGAGGCGCTTTTGCAGAAGGCGTCGGCAACCGGCGGGCTTCGTGGCGGCAATGTTCAGGGTGCGCTTGCGCAGTTTCGGCCATCGCTGCTCAACCAGTTTCTGGAACAGCAATATGGGCGTCTTGGCGAGATGACATCATTGGGCCAGCGGTCTGCGGCTGGCGTCGGCGCTGCCGGTGTTACCAGCGCCGGAAACATTGCTGGATTGCTTGAGGAATCTGGACGAGCGCAGGCTGGCGGAATCCTTGGATCGGCAAACGCCTTCAACACTGCGCTTAATCAAGTCAGCGGATTTGCCACAGGCCCCACTGGTCAAAGAATACTCGGCGGCTTTGGCGGTGCTGGCAATGTCGGTCTTTCCGGCACCTTCCAGAATGCGCAGACCACACCAGTTTATAATTTCCAGCCTAACGTAGCGCCGGTTCCGATTCCCGGCTTCTAAACTCCATACGGTAAGTCAGGTAGATCATGGCAGAGCCTTATAACTATAACGTGGTTTCCCCGCTGGCGGGCTTCGCTCAGGGATTGCAAATCAGCACTGTTCTTGAAGAACAGCGCAAGGCACGGGAAGTTGAACAGCGCGCCCGTGAGGGTGAGGCTGCGCTGCTGACGGCGTTTGAAGGTGGGACGCCAACGACAACGCAGATCAGCGACTTGATTCTCAAGAATCCGTCCATCGCAGAACGGGCCAAGCAGGCTTACACCATGCGGACAGCTCCGCAGCGTGAGGCTGACGAGCGCCAGCGGACGCAGCTTTATATGCTGATGCGTAGTGGCGAAACTGAGGCCGTCAAGGCGCAGATGCAGACGTTCATTGATGCGGCGCGCAATTCTGGTCGAACACAAGAAGCCGCACAGGGCGAGGCAAACTTGCGCGTGTATGAACAGAATCCTAACGCTGGGATGATCTCGATTGGCGCGACACTTGCTGCGACGAATCCGGAGTTGTGGAGCAAACTTTCGACTGTTGCTGACCAAACTCCGTTTCTCAAAGAGCTAATTGCAGAAGGTTTAAAACCGGGCACTCCTGAGTTCCAAAAGGCGCTTAGAACTAAACGGGAAGGAGATGATTTTATCATCGTTCCCGGCGTTGGTGTTTTTGCGAAAAAAACCGTGATGGCCGCATCGCAAGACGCAGAAATATCCCCATCAATCCCGCAAGAAGCCGTGGATTTGCTAAAAACAAATCCTAAGTTGCGCAGTGCATTTGATTCAAAGTATGGTTCTGGTGCGGCAGCGCGCGTTTTGGAAGCACAGTAATGGCTAATCCATTTGATCGTTTTGACGGAATCGCCAAGCCTATACCGGCGATGCAACTGAAGCCTATTATCGGCGTACAGCCCGCTCCAACATCAGCGGCTGAAGCAGAGCGTCTTGATCTTGCGCGCCGTGGGGACATACGAGCAGAGCGTGCGGACACACGAGCGGAATCTACGTTTCAAGGAGGAGGCGTTCCGTCTGGCTATAGGCGGACGCCGGGCGGCGGTCTTGAGCCAATTCCCGGTGGCCCAGCGGCGGCTGGAACGGCATTGCGCCAAGGTGATGCCGATAAACTGACTGAAGATGTGGATCAACTTGATGCTCTCAAGCGAGCGGTCAACTCATTTCAAGAGAACTTCGCTGGTAATATAGCTGGAGATGTTGAAAATATTGCCCAAGGAGCATTCGGCGTTGGGACGCCGGGACAGCGTGATTGGTGGGCAGATTTCCGTGCAAGCGACAACGTTATTCGAAACAAGTTGTTTGGCGCGTCACTTACGGCTGGCGAAAAATCAGCTTACAACGCCACTACAGTTACGCCGGGAATGAAACCTAGTGAAGTCCAGAAAAACCTTAACAGGCGTTTGGAGATTATTGAGAAGGCAACTCAGCGGCGTGTGAATCGTTTGCGCGCTGGTGGCTACAATGAGCGTGAAATCAATGCCATCGCTGGCCCCGTATTAGAACAGCCGGTTGCCCCGCCATCGCAAAATATAACGGTTCCATTGCCAGATGGGAGGGTTGCCACCTTCCCAAATAAGCAATCTGCGGATGCGTTCAAGCGCAGAGTTGGGATTCAATAATGGCCGTAGACTATGAAGCCTTGGCCCGTGAGTTTGGCGGCAATATAGAAACCGATGCGGCTGGCGGCATGACGATGGATGCTGAAGGGCGTCCCGTTATGCGCGTCAATATTGGGCCACCGAGATCGACGCAGCCCACTGAAGAATCCAATATACCGCGTGGTGTTCCGGGCGCTGCCATGGAGCCAGTCAGCACCGTCAATATCCCGCCATCTGATTACGCTGCGCTTGCTGCTGAGTTTGGCGGCGGAATCAGTACGCCAGAGCCTGAAACAAGCGTTGAAGGCGTCGGCGGCGCTTTGGCGCGTGGCCTTGCGCCAACTGCCGCTTTTGCCGCTCTAGGGGGCGCTATGGGCGGGCCTCCCGGCGCTTTGGCTGGCGCGGCTTTTCCTGCTGTCGTTGACCCGATTGTGATGGGCATCAACGCGCTATTCGGCACAAACTTCACCGAGCCGACAGCGGCGATGGAGAATCTGCTAACCAGCATTGGCGTACCAGAAGCCAAGACAGCCGCAGAGCGTGTATTGCAGACAACGGCTGGTGCAGTTGGTGGCGGCGCTGGTATGATCGGGCTGGGTCGCGGCCTAATGGCGCAGGCTCCCGGTGCCGCGCGAACGGCTGTCACCGGCATTGGCGAGATACTGGCCGCTAGACCGGGCGCACAGCTTGCCGGAGCCGCAACGGGTGGTGCGGTATCTCAGCTAACCGCAGAGGCTGGTGGCGGGCCTGCGGCACAGCTCGCGGCTGGTTTGGTTGGTAGTGTTGCTGGCGGGGCTGCTGTGCCGCGTCCAAGAGTGCCATTGCCAGCGATTGTACAAGAGGCCGAAGCTGTTGGCGTCCCGCTAATGACCAGCGATGTTCTGCCGCCACGCACCTTTGCCGGTCGCACAGCGCAAGCAACTGGCGAGCGAATCCCGCTGGCTGGTACCGGCCCGGTGCGAGAGGCGCAGCAGCAGGCCCGCATCAACGCAGTGCGGGACATTGTAACTGATTATGGCGCGGCAGATGGCAATGCGCTTCCAGAGCAGATCGTTGCGGATTTGGCGCAGAGGCGGTCTGCCACTATTCGGCAGTATTCCGACAACAAGAATGAAGTCATCAATCGACTGGCTGGCTCTGGCAATGTGCCTGTGCAATCCACAATTGATCGCATTGGCACCGAAATTGCAGCACTACGGCGTCGTAAAACGTCAGCAGGCGATGAAGCCGCTGACGCTCTCGAACAGATTAGGACTGACATTCAGGGCCGAAACTTGTTTGAATTGGAGTCATATCGCAAAGATGTGCTATCCAGTGTCTTTAAAAACGACCCAGCTAATCAAATTTCAGCGCCAGCGCGTGAGGCTGGAGCAAAAGCTTTGCGAGCAATTTACGATCCTGTGCGCAAAGACATGGGCGCTTTCATTCGCCGGAATGGCGAACGCCGGGACTTTGATAAATGGATGGTCTCGAATAAGCGGCTTTCCGAAGAAGCAGGTGAGTTGCAAAAGCAGTCGCTTTCGCGCGTATTGAAAACTGGAGAGGCTACGCCGGAAGCGGTGGAGAGCCTCCTATTCAGCAGCAAGCCTAGTGACGTTGCGGCTTTGTATCGCAATCTGTCGCCGCAGGGACGGGCCGTCGCTCGCCAAGCCATCATTGCCCGCGCAGCAACAAAGGCAACAAGCACAGGCGAAGATGCCGTATCACCGACACGGTTTGCAAACGAAATTCAAACGCTTGCCAAGCAAGTTGGCATTTTCTTTAGCGGTGACGAACTGGCCCGAGTGCAAGGTTTGTCGCGCGTCTTGAATGCTACCAGACGGGCCGGTGAAGCTGGCGCATTCCCTGTAACTGGCGCTCAGACGTTCATTCCTACTGCCACTGTCGGTGGCGTCGGCGCATTTGGTGGAGGCTTTGAAGGATTCCTAGGCGCTATGGCAACTGCCGGTGGCATCGGGGCAATCGCTCGCATTTACGAAAGCGCGGCAATGCGCAACTTGTTGCTAAAGGCTGGCAAGACTAATAACCGTGAACGCTTGGTGGAGATCGCCAAGCGCATGAGTGCCGTTGCCCAGTCAGAGACACAGCCACCCTCAGAGGAAACTGAATAATGGCCGCACTTTCCGTTCAAGTCCCGTACCCGGTCTTTTATGATCGTGATGGCACTCCGCTCGACAATGGCAACATCTATATCGGTGTCGCCAATCTCGACCCTGTGACCAACCCGCTGCAAGTCTATTACGACGAGGCGCTGACGATCACGGCATCGCAGCCGCTTATAACGAGCAATGGCTACATCTATCGCAACGGCACTCCGGCGCAGGTTTACGTTGATGCGCTGAACTTTTCGATCCTCGTCAACGACGAAAAGAATCTGCTGGTTTATAGCTTCCCTGATGGCACTGGCATCGATGCCGGGGCTTCGGCTTCGAACATCGACTTCACCGGCTTCAAGGGGCAAGTCGGGAAGGTCTCCGATCTCGCGGACAACGACGGTTCTGACTGGATCGGCTTCCTTCAAACTGGCGCAAGCGCGGTTGCCATTTCGGCGCAGGACAAAATGCGCCAGACGGTTACGCCGCAGGATTTTGGCGCGGTCGCTAATGGCGTCACCAATGACACCGCCGCGTTTATCGCTGCTGATGCCCGTGGCGGCACGTTGCGTGTTCCTTCGGGCAATTATATCATCAATGGCTCCATCACGTTCGCGTCAGCGGTTTCGTTTGATTTTGGCGCTATATTGATCCTCGGCACTGGTGTTGTGATCGCCTTCAACAACCAGATGATCGCAGGGCCGCAGCAAGTATTCCAGATTGGGGCGGGCGCAAGCGTCACGTTCAATTGGAATAAGACCTCCGAAGGTTTCTCGGAATGGTGGGGCGCTATACCCAACACCCCCGGCGCGGCGGCGGGCAACGTAACCGCCATCAATGCGGCTCTGATCGCACTGCTCAAGGTGCAGCTTGTGGCTGGTGATTACTGGATCAACTCCCGCATTTATATGGGCCTGCCGTGGCGCGAATTGTCTGGCGTAGCCGAACGATTTGATGGCGCTATCTCTAATTTTGTCACACGCATCTTGCAAACGAACGCATCTGCCGACGTTATCCAAGTTGGGCCTGATACGTTCCCCGGCAGCATCAACGCGCTGTTTCAGGGCAACAAGGTCAACAACGTATATGTGGGGCGCTCAACTGCGCCGAATATCACGGCGGCTGTTAGCGGCATCAAAAATCAATACACGCTGTATGCGCTTTTTGAAAACGTGATGTGTGCAGAAAGCATTTTCGGCTTTCAGTTTTATGGGACCGTTCAGACTCAGGCTTACCGCTGCTGGGCATTCCGGACTATCGCTGGCGCTGGCGGCGGAACTGATCGCTTCTATGGCTTCTACGTCAATGGCTCGGCGTCTATCCCCGGCCTAAACAGCGGCAACGCTTCGCTCTATCTAAATTATTGCAACGGCACTGTCGGCGGAGCGCCACCGGCTGATAGCGTCGGCTTTTACTTAGATGACGGATTTACCGATGCCTTCCTTGAAAGCCCAGAGGCCACCGCTTGCCGGATTGGTATTCAGGTTGTCGGTGACGGCCTTACGGGGCCGTTTGCGTTCACGAATGGCGATTTGCAAATCAAGAATCCTGTCATGGACGCATTTTCCTACGCGGGTATTTTTCTGCAAAACTGCAACAAGTTTGGTTCGGTTGAGATTATCGGCGGCTATCATGGGGCCGCAGCAGGCGCTCGGGCTGCGATTGCGGTCGATAATTGCAAAGGGCAAATTCGCGTAAATGGCGGGCAGGCAATTATGGTCGGCGCTGTAACATCGTCTGGCGTCAGCATTGACGCAAGCAACGGCGTTACTATCGACGGCACGATCATCATGGAAGCGAAGATTTCCGGCGTTGACGCAACAAACGCAAACAACTGCGTACTCAAGCCTATAGTCAAAAACTACAGCACCACCATGAGCGGTGCCATTGTCCGTATGTTTAGCACTTGTTCCAGAAATATCATTGCGCCGGTCGGCTATGGCAGCGCGGGTGTCTATCCTCTTGGTGTGCAGCTTGCCAGCACCGGAAATACTTTCACGGAGATTAATTGCTCTGGCATGGACCCGGCTGCAATCTCAGGGGGAAGCGGAAACAAGTTGACCATCAACGGTGTACAGATCACGGCTACTGGACTCAGTGGAAACAATCTTGTTTCTGGTGTTATGGCGTAAGTTTAGGAAATATCTATGAACGAAAACCATGACCTGAATGCCGTAGCCAAGACAATTATGGATACTGCCGCCGCTGGCGTGGGTCTTGTGTCATGGGTAAGCGTGGAGATATTTCCGGCAATCTTGCAAATCTTGTCGGCGATGTGGCTGGTATTGCGCATTTACGAAATGGACACGATCCAGCAATTGCTGGGCCGAAAGCCTGATTAATGTCCAACCAAACCACCGATCTCACGGCCATTGATGCTGAGCGGATCGCTGTATGGGAGGCGTGTGGACGCAACCAGACTGTAGCAGCAGCCAAACTTGGTTGCTCCCGTGCCGCCATCATCAACGCCATTAGACGGACTTACGGGCCTGATTATCTATACGCCAACTTGGCACACCAAGAGACAGTAGCCGAAGAACTGCCTCCGTCCGATCTACCGTTTGGCGAGCGGCTGGCAACGATGAAGGTGCGCAACAATCTGCGCATCAACCATGCTAGGGCGGCATCGTGGCAGACTGTGCGGGTGCCGATCTCAGGGCCATATGGCATCTGCTGGTTCGGCGATCCGCATCTCGACGACCCGTTCTGTGACCTCGACAGCATTGAGCGCCACGCGCGCATCTGCGCCGAGACTGAGGGCATGTACGGCGCGAACGGTGGCGACAGCATCAACAACTGGGTTGGAAAGTTGGAGCGCCTCTATGGCGAGCAGTCGGCCACAGTGTCCGAAGGCTGGGAGCTAGTCGAGTGGCTGTTGAAAGACCTTGGCGTCCGGTGGCTGATCTGGCTGCTCGGAAACCACGACACATGGAACACCGGCAAGCGCATCTTTGAGGGGTTGAACACCAACCGCATCCTCATGCGCGACTGGGACGCCAAGTTGAAGCTGCTATCGCCAGACGGTTCAGACGCTACAGTCTGGGCGCGGCACAACTTCAAAGGCTCGTCAATCTACAACGAACTGCACGGGCTGAAACGCGCTGCGATGATGGACGAACACGCGGACATTTACGCGGCGTTTCATATCCACACGTTTGCAACCGGCAACGTCGAGCTACCCGGCGGTCGCAGGGCTTGTCTGGTGCGAGCGCGTGGCTACAAAGATGCCGATGACTATGCGCTCAAGGGGCAGTTTACGGAGCAGCGTGACGGGCAGTCTGTCGTGACAATCGTGACACCGCGCGTTGGCCAACGCCCGCTGATACAGGCGTTCGACAACGTCGAGATGGCGGCGGACTTCTTGAACTTCCTGCGGCAAAAGGAATAGGCCGATGAGCATCATTCTAGGCCCGCGCTCGCTGTCCCGGTTGCAGGATGTTCACCCTGATCTAGTGCGCGTCGTAAAGCGCGCAGCGGCAATGTCCGATCTTGACTTCACAGTGTTGGAGGGACGGCGGACTCTGGCGCGGCAGGAAGTGCTGCTCAAGAACAAGGCCACCAAGACGCTGAACAGCCGCCACCTAACCGGACACGCCGTCGATATTGCGCCAATGGTGGGCGATGGCGTATCTTGGGATTGGCCGCTGTATCACCGGCTGGCCAAGATCGTGAAGGCCGCTGCTGTAGCCGAGAATGTCCCGCTCACTTGGGGCGGTGACTGGCGAACTTTCAAGGACGGCCCGCACTGGGAACTGCCTTGGAAGCAATACCCGAAAGGAACTTAATATGTCTATCGTGAACTTCGTCCTGACGCGCCTTAAAGAGCCATCGACCTACGCTGGACTGTCGGGCCTTGCGCTGGCCTTTGGCGTCTCCAGCGACCTCTACGCCGCTGCATCGTCGGCTGTCGCTGCCGTTGCTGGCCTGATCGCTGTTGTCTTGGCAGAAAAAGCCAAGTGATGAAATTTCTGTCGTCCCTGCTGGCGCTTATTGAGCGGGTGTTCGCGCACTTCGATCAAGAGCGTTGGAAGCAGCAGGGGCGGCAGGAAGCCATAAAGGAAGCGGCAGATGTTGTGGAACACCAGATCAAACTGGGCGAGGCGGCTATCGCTGTGCCTGATCCTACCCGCGATGAGCGGCTGCGCAACCGTTTCGACCGTTCCCGGTTTCGTCAATAGCTATTGCATTATTGCTGCGCCAATTAGCTACGATGCCACTAAAGATATGGCGGAGACAGTGGCGGCGATAGAGGCCCACAATAGCCAATGGGCGTGTCTGTGCGAATCAGACTGCCCCAAGGCTAACTAAAGATCAATGATCTTGAAGGTTATACCATAAAGGGTATAATTTTACATTATACCGTCGAGGGTATAATATCCCTGACTACTTCGACGGTGATTTTGCACACAAAACCGTCATTGAATCGCACAGATCGCTCCACCAGTTGCGTCTCACCGCCTGCGGACAGGTCGGCGCAGAGGCAGAGCAGCACGTCGTTCGTCACGTCCTTGACCACGCGGAGGGGCAGAAGCCCCTTTTCCCACGTCAGCCAGATCGTACCGTCAGCCGCCTTGGCACGAACGTGAAAGTGCCTCGGGTTCAGGGTGACCTTCACCGCTTTGCGCCTTCCACGTCGTCGATCCCGACAGGCTGGCTCAGGCTGTTCCACGCCAGCATACGTTCGCGCCATCCGGTCACCCAGCCTCGCATATAGTCAGCGCTATCGTCGGAGCAGTTGCGGCCTGCTAGACCGTCTTGGTAACCTTGGCTGACGCTCATATCTCAATTCCCCTTGCTCGGCAGCTTTGTGCCAGATGATGCGGTGCTAGACCACGCGCGCCGTTGGCCTGTTCGTATTCACGGCATAGACGGACAACTTCAATCTCAGCGGCCTTAAACGCGCGCTTGGCAGCTTCCATAGCCGCTAAGGCTATTGCGCTGCGATGCAATATTTCGACTTCGCGTGTCATTGTGCAACCTCCCTACGATACGGCAGCGGAGCAAGACCGCGCGCTGCCAATCCTGCCACAATGGCCTTTTCAAGATCGCGGGTCGCCCGTCGCACAGATTCGTCGGTCATGGTGCCGCCTGTGCCGTAGACGCCAACCACTAGATTAGGCTCATGCGCTCGGTCGCGGCGTGTCCCCAGCGGGCGCTTGCGGTGGTCAAGCATGAACGTATCGCGGCGGTCTCGAATCCAATCGCGGATCGTAAAGACTGAGACGCCATGTTCCACGGCCAACTCTGCGACCGTGTTGTTTCCGGTCAGGTATGCGTCAGCCACTCGAACCCGGTGCGACTGTTGGGCCTCACCTTTGGCAGTGCGTCCCTGTAAAAGACGCGGCGCTGCGGTTAGGACTCCGTGTTCTGCTTTCTTCGGGCGGCTCGACGTTTCCCCCGGTGATACAGGAACTCGATGTTTTGCTGCGTTTCCTCCAGCCGCTTCAATTCGCGCCGCTCGGCGGGGGTCATGTAGGTCTGCTCCCTGATCTGTCGCAATCGCAGGATGCGAGGCAGCCCCGGCGTCCTGAATAGCGGGTCGATCTCGTAGTCCATGATGCGCTTGGCCATGTGGTTTACTCATTGGTCAGTTTCCTTAGCTTGCGCTGCGAGTGCGTCGCGGTAGGCGTCGTTAGCAGCGTCAAGCGCGGCGTTGTAGGCGTCAAGGGCGGCGTACCATGCGGCCACGGCGGCGTCCCGTGCGGCCGTCAGTTTCTCGATCTCAGTCATTGGTCAGTCTCCCTCTCTTGCGCTGCGATGGCGGCGAGGTAGGCGTAACATGCAGCGTGGTTGGCGGCGCGGTGGGCTGCGAGTCGGGCGGTGTCGGCGGCTTCGCAGGCGTCCCGTGCGGCGCGCGATGCAGAGACAGCGTCGAGCGCGGCGTCCCATGCAGCGCCGCAGGCATCTCGGTCGGCCTTCAGTCTCTCCAAGTCAGTCATCGGTCTGCTCCTGCTCTTGCGCTGCGAGGGCGGCGCGGGCGGCGTCGGCGGCGCTGTAGGCAACGTAGGCGGCGCTGAAGGCGTCGTAGGCAAGGTCAAGAACGGCGTCGTAATCGTCCCGTGCGGTGGAGGCGCGGGCGGCATTGTACGCGGCCCTCAATTTTTGCAGATAAGTCATTGGGCTGCTCCTATCTATACGGGATGGCGGATAGCCACGGTGCCAGCGCAACGATGATAGCCAGCACGATCACGACGACGGACTGCCGCCAGCTAAGGTGGCGCTTGCCGGGGCGCTCTGGGTCTACCATGTCAGCATCCAACCGATTGGCAGGGCGATGATCGCCAGCGCAAGGCCAGCAGCGGCCACGGTGGCGGCTACACGGGCAACGCGGCGATTGCGGCGGTCGCGCTCTATCAGCGCGGCGATGGTGATGTAGCGGGTCATGCTGAATAATCCTCCATGCGCTCGGAAAAAGTGAAGCGAGCGACGTTGCCGTGATGCTTGCGAGCAAAGACGCGAATCTTGCGACCGTCATCAGCAAAGCGAGTGCCGGCATAATACGACTGGCCCTGAACCGGGAGACGCTTGAGATCGTAGCAAGCAATTGCTTCGCTCATCGTTTCAAAAGTCATGGTGTAATCGGCGAATGGCATCTGGTGTCTCCCGTGTGGTGGGGCGCTGCCCCGTTGCTGTTGAGACAGTCCTATTAGCATTCTCGCACCTTGTAAATAGCAAAAATGCACAAGACGCATTATTTCTGCGCAGCAACGAATGCATCGATCTGGGCCTGTGCATTTTCGGAGCCGGGGCAGACGAGACAGGTGTAGCCGACGCTCTCCAGATACACGATCCAGTCGGCTTGCTCTGGCGACAAGCGACCGCCCTTCTGTCGCTTCATTTCGACCCATAGCCGCCAAGCTGGGACGAACAGATCGGGGATGCCCGCGCTAACGCCTTCGGCCTTCAGCTTGCCTGCGGTGGTCATGGAGCGATAGCCGCCATTGGGGATGGCGAAGATACGCACCGGCCCATATTTGCGGCGGAACCAGCGCACCAGATCACGCTGCTCTTCATGCTCTGTCGGGAGCGCAGCCTTCAGAATGGGACTTCGTATGACCATGCCGCACACTCCCCCTGACTGTTGGTGAACTCGGCTGGCGGGTGTGTGTTGAATATGAAACACTCGCCACGACCTCCGAAGTGGTCGCAGGTGTGGCAGCATTGCGGTGGCCCAGCGCGCACCCACTTTTCATATTCGATCAGAAAATCTGGCTTGTCTGGTCTCATGCCCATCCCCTCCGTAGCACTCTGTAAAACTTCCCATCGCGGCGGTAATTGATCGTCGCGGGTGTCGCGCCAGCGTTGAGCCGGTCGGCCCAATCATCAAGCGTGATGGCTCCACTAAACGCCACTCCGCCACTTTGTGCAATATCGGCCACTGCCGCCAGCGCCTTCTGGCCAGCATAGCCATCGTGCGTAACCGGGAAATACTCGGACACCGCCGGGTCACTCAGGCCACCATAATAGGACACTAGCAGCATATCCTTGCCACTGGCCCGGCTGGTGTGTCGCCTCCATTGCCAGCTTTGCACGGTCATCTCTGCCGCCTCTACGCCCATGATGTCATCGTGGTGCAGCGTCAACTCCACCGGCTCAGGTGCCGGGAAGGCTTCGCCGCAAGTCGGGCAAACCTTGGCGCTGATATGCACCAATTCATTGCAGGCATCGCAGACCTTGACCGGCGCTTCGCCATCACCTTCGCCACGGCGCTTTCTGGGTTCTATGGCGGTGATTGGGCCATGCGTTGCCACAACCCCGGCGAAGTCCAGCACTAAACAATGGTCGGTGTGGCTTTTGACCCGCATCCCGCGCCCGGCCATCTGGACATACAGGCTTGGACTCATGGTCGGGCGCAGCATGGCAATCAGGTCGATGTCGGGATAGTCAAAGCCGGTGGTTAGGACATTGGCGTTGGTCAACGCCCTAATTTTCCCGCACTTAAAGTCCGTCAAAATCCTGTCGCGCTCGGCCTTCGGTGTTGCGCCAGTTACGCAAGCTGCCGCGATTCCATATCGGTTTAGCAGCGCCGCGATTGCTTCGGCATGGTGGACGCCAGCGCAGAAGAACAACCATGCCTTGCGGTCGCCAGCCCGCCCTATGACTTCGTAGACAACGGCTAGATTGTTATCTTCGGTATCAACCGCCGCCTGCAACTCGCTGTCGATGAACTCGCCGCCGCGTTTGTGGACGCCGCTAGTGTCAAATGATGTTTGACACTGCTTGCTACGGAGCGTTGAGAGATGCCCCTTATAGATCAGTTCCTCAATTGAGACCGGTTCGATCAGGGCGTGAAACAGCGCAGGCGCGTCGGTGATTAGGCCATGCCCCAGCCTGTAAGGCGTGGCTGTCAGGCCCACCACACGCAGCGCCGGGTTGATGGCGAGCAGATCGGCCAGCAGCACCCGGTAGCCGCCTTCATCTTTGTGGCTGACAAGGTGGCATTCGTCGATGATGACGAGATCGACATGACCGATCTGTTGCGCCTTTGTCCGCACCGATTGGATTCCGGCAAACGTGATCGGCTCACCCAACACCTTGCGATTTAACCCGGCAGAATAAATCCCCATCGGCGCGTTGGGCCAATGCTCTCGCATCTTGGCGGCATTCTGGCTGATAAGCTCTCGAACATGGGTCAGCATCAATATGCGGGTATCGGGCCAGCTTTGAATGGCGTCTTTGCAGAGCGCCGCAACGATGTGACTCTTGCCGCTGCCGGTTGGCAACACCAGACACGGGTTGCCAGCGTTGCCTGCCGCGAACCAAGCGTAAAGCTGGTCGATGGTGCGCTGCTGATAGTCACGAAGCATCAGCCCACCACCTCCGCATCAGGAAATACCCGCTTCATCGCCTCGACCTCATCGGTGCCGCAAACGTCCGGGTTCGCCAGTATCTCGCGGCTTTTGTAGCCGTTGGCTCCATTCTCAATCACCCGGTCGCCGATCTTCCACATGACAGAATGCCCATCATCGCTCGGGATCATCGGCCACGGCACCAGATCGGGGTGAATGATGTGATCGTCGCAACCGGTGTGCTGGAAATCAACCGGGATGTTATCGGCGTCGTGCCGCTCGCAGCGCCATGTAGAGTCAGCCAGAGCCGTGCTGTGCGCGCAAGTGCGGCAGTTGGCCTGTTTAGTTGGCGCGGCTTTGTGGCAAAAACTATGCGCCGCGCAGAAACGGCACTGATACCAGCTAGGATCGCCGCTGAGAGGCTCTGGCATACGATCCGCTAGTGCGATGCGCTGGCCGCGCGCAACCGCTCTGGTAGCAACGTCAGCGTCGTAGCGCACACGCTCGATATGGAGCCGGTCATCGTCTTTGCAGACCGCCACATAAAGCGCGCGGTCAATGTCGGTGCCGTGCATATAGACTTGCATCTGGACGTAATGCATCGGCTTGGATTTCTCGACTCCGTGATTGACCATATCGTCAAAGGATTTCTTCGAGTGCGTCTTGAACTCCGCAACGTGGCGTTTCTTTGGCGCTTCTGGCACACCGCTTTCAATGATGCCGTCGAGGCTACCGGAAACATGGCTACCGAAGTTCACCCGCGCTTGGCTTGATCGCACATCAATGCCGACATTGCGCAGATCGCGCACAATGATTTCCTCTTCGTTCTGGCCGCGACGGAACAGGCGCAGGATGCGGCCTTCAAACTTTTCCACCACGGCCCAGCGGAATGACAGCCACAACCAGCGGTCGCAAGGGTGGTCAAGGACGCTGCAACCCATGTGCGGGCGCGGTCGCTCGCTTTGCGCTTTGTGGTATTGGTCAATTAGGTTTGTTATGGTATTCATCGGCTCGGGCAGTTTCATGCTCAGTCTCCCGTTGCTGCGGTTGAGGCATCCCCCCGGCCTAAGTCCCCAGTAGGCCGGGGGGAAAACTCTCTTACTTAGCCCAAGGCGGCTTGGCGCTTGCGCTGGCTGGTGCAGATGGTGCTGCGGCGACCTTCGGCATCGAAGCCTTCGGCATTGCGGCCATTGATCCGCTGATCGCCTTCCAGCCGCCGACTTCGTTGCGGTCTTGCGTGTATCCAGCAGGGATGTCTTTGGCGGATGCCTTCTTGATCTTGACCTTGATGCAGACCTGTCCGCCGATCAGTTCGTCGGAGTCCTGCACCTTGGTCAAGCCGATAGCGCGCATCAATTCGCCAAGCTGTTCGCGGCCAATGCGCTCGGCTTCGGGATTCGGGTTGCGAATGTTGAGGCTGGCGAAAATGACCCGCCCCTGCTGGGTCGGCCCGGTGATGTCATAGCGCACATCGATCTTGGTGCCGGTGCCAGCTTTGGTGTTGCCAACTTCGGCCTTGCTGATCGTGGCGTCATACCAGCCCTCGGGTAGCAGATCGTAGCTGCGGTCAGACTGGGGAAGATCGTCGGCAACGAAAGTTTCTTCGAGAAAAGCCATGTCAATTAATCCTTGTTGGTAATGGTGAAAGAAGGACGGCCCGGTGTGGCCGTGATTGCGTCAAGCAGTGGGGAAGTGATTTCCGGCTTAGCTGCTTTCCAAGCGGCGGCATTGATTTCCGGCTTCCACCGGAACAGGCTTGCGAGATGCTCGGTCAAGCCATTCTCAGCCGCCAACTCTTGCAGCTTGTCAGCGTTGATTTTGCGGTTAATGCGGCCTTCAATCTTGACCTTGTAAGTGTCCGCATCAACGTTGACGGTGCCATCAAGATTCTCGGCAATGCCAAGGCTCTTAACCATCGCGTCCTCGAGATCACGCCGGGTCTTGATTGCAGCGGTCTCGATGGCCTTGGCGTTGAGCCATTGCTGATAGATTGAGACGGTCATTTTGCGCGCTCGATGAGCATAGCGTCGGCAACGCGATAGGCGTATTCCGCCGCGTGTTCAATGTCTGTCACCCAAGCGGGGTCAATCAACCCCACCAAAGCCTGTCCCGCGAACCAATCGCGCTTTGTAAGACCAACATCTTCGTGCGTAAACGTGCAACCGAGACGTTCGGCGCTTTCTGGCGTTGTCGGAAACGCCGGGCCATATGTATCGCTCATACCTCTTCCTCTTTGGCAATGACCAGCAATGCCGTTTTGAGCGCGTCGATTTTGACTTGTGCGCTCTGCGCTGCGTAAATCAGCTTCGAAAGCCTAGCAATTTCATGGAGCATCGCCGCGCTTGCTTGACTAATATCAACGTATTTTGGATTACGTGTAATGCCCCGGCGCTTTGCAAAGTGATAAACCGATGGAATAGCTACACCAAACTTTTTAGCAATTGCCGCATATGTGCTTCCGGCATTTAACTGCGCCAATACTGCATCAGCGTTGCTTGAAAGCCTGCCACGGTGATGCGTAACCTTATTAATCTTGCTATCTGCGCTCATGCTGCACCGCCAATCTTCGCAATGATCGCACCGAGATCGGGCGCTTCCCAAGTCTCAAGTTTGCCTGATCGATCTTTGGCGAGCCATGCGCCGTCGCCGTCACACATCAGGGCGCGCTGGGTTGCGCCGTCTGCGTCACGCTCGACCCGAAGCGCCAGCACCTCATCAAAGAAATATGGCAGGCCCTGCGTCAGTGACTTGCCGGGCATCCCCGGATTGTAGAGGAGTTTCCCCATCTCATCCTGCGACTTTTCCAGTTTGGCGCTCATATAAACGTGCTTGCCGGGAAGGTCGCGGAAGGCGCGGATCAACTCCTGCATGGTGGTGTTTAACTCGCCATATGCAGCGCGTCCGTCTTTGTTCTTACGCAGTTCGTGCTGGAGGACAACTTCAGCCACTTCGCTGATGGAGTCGAGCGCCACGCTCTCGAAACCAACCGCTTCAGTCGATGACTTGCACCAAGCGAACGCCTCCATGAGATCGTCCATGTCGGCGATTTCGATGTAAGGAAGGTTGGCGTCTTGGATGGACAGTAGCCCACCCTCTGCCGACAGCACCACCGGGTTTGGCAGTGTGCGGATCAGGCTCGTCTTGCCAGCGCCAGCTTGCCCGTAGCAGAGCAGCTTCACGCCGTTGGCGGATAGTCCGCCCGTCTTTTTTAGATTGATTGCCATTGAAGGCCCTCTCGCTTTAGCACCAGTCGGACAATCCAGTCGGTGCGTGAAAATGTCTTTACAGCCGCAATGTGTGCTTGTAAAGCGTCAAATGTTCAAAAAACGAAGGGACACACAAAATGTTGAATCTAGACCAAATCCGAACCGCACTGGGTGATCGCAACGTCGAAAAGGTATCGGAGCGCACCGGCATACATCGAAACACCATCGCTGCGATTCGCAATGGCGTGAATGCCAATCCGACTTATGCCACCATGAAGCTGCTGTCTGACTATCTCGCTGGGCCATTGATCGATGGCTAATGACATCCTCCAGTTTCAAGCTGGGCGCGAATCTGCCATGAATGGCGGTAAGCGCGATGCGCGGAAGCACAAAGATTGGCTCGAAGGTTTCGACGCTATCATATCTGAAAGGGTAAGGGCTAATGGCTGATCTAACGAATGTGCTAGGTGGCCCGTGGTCACCTCCGAAAGTGGCGCAGCCTGATCCGCCAGCGGCGCAGTTGCTTGACGCCATGCAACGTGCAGGGCTGACCCCGCCGCGTGAGATCGTGCTGGACGGCAAGATGCATCGCTTTAATTCCGGCACCAAAGGCTCGCCCGGTGCCGGTGATAAGTCTGGCTGGTACGTTGCATACTCGGATGGCATCCCCGCCGGCCGCTTCGGTTGCTGGCGCGCTGGCATCGAATCAACGTGGCGGGCTGATGTTGGGCGGTCTTTGACCCCAGCCGAAGAGATGGCACACGCTCGGCGCATGAACGAGGCGAAGGCCGCGCGCGATGCCGAGACGGCCCGCACCCGCGAGACTGCTGCCAATACCGTCGAAGCCATTTGGGTCGGTTGCATGGGAGCCGATCCGGCGCATCCGTATCTGACGCGCAAGGGCATCGGGACTCATGGCTCTCGCGTCACAGGCGATGGCCGGCTGGTCGTGCCGCTCTATACGCCAGAAGGTAAACTCGCCTCGCTCCAATATATCGATATAGACGGTGGCAAGCTGTATCATTCTGGTGGACAGACAGGCGGTTGCTACTGGACTGTCGGGACGATGGACGAGCCGGGGCCGATCTACATCGCTGAGGGCTTTGCCACTGCCGCGACCATCTATGAAGTCACCGGGCGACCATGTGTTGTGGCTTACTCAGCTTCCAATCTCGTCCCGGTCACCGGAACGATCCGCGAACTGGTTGGTATTGGCGGCAGCATCACCATCGTAGCTGACAACGACTCGTCAGGCACCGGGCAGAAATATGCCGATCAGGCCAGCGCCAAGTATGGCGCACGGGTTGTGATGCCGCCAACACCCGGGGATGCGAACGACTATCTGGCGGGCGGCTATGATCTCAAGGTATTGTTGATGCCTTTGCCCGCGACCGATTGGCTGACCCCAGCCGATGACTTCTGCCTTGAGCCTGCGCCGATCCGGTGGCTGGTCAAACACTGGCTACAAGAAGCCGCGCTGATTATGGTGCATGGGCCTAGCGGTGGCGGCAAAACATTTGCCGTGTTGGACTGGAGCCTTCACATCGCATCAGGTCTCACTGAATGGCATGGTCACCGCGTCAAGCCCGGCCCGGTGGTCTATCTGGCGGGTGAAGGCCACCACGGCTTGCGCAGCCGCGTTGCAGCTTGGAAGCAACATCATGGCGCTGGCAAGTTAGATATGTGGATTTCAAAGACCGGCACCGATCTGAACACGCCCGAGGGCTATCAGCGCGTGGTCGATGCCATTCGTGCGCTGCCGCATCCGCCCAGCCTCATAAACGTCGACACTCTGCATCGGTTCCTATCGGGCGATGAAAATAGCTCCGTCGATGCCAAGACGATGATCGATGCCTGTGCCAGCCTGATGCGGGAGTTTAGCTGCTCCGTGCTGCTGGTGCATCACACTGGCGTGTCAGACGAGGCCCAGCACAGGGCGCGCGGCTCGTCGGCTTGGAAGGGCGCGCTGGAAATTGAGATCAGCGTGATACCGGCAAAGGGTGATGCACCGATCCAGATCGTGCAGCGCAAGTCCAAGGATGCCGAGGAAGCTGCACCGATCTATGCGCGGTTGCAGGCGGTCGCAATCAATGGCTGGCTTGATGAGGACGGCGAGGCGGTGAGCAGCGCCGTGCTGGTGGCCGAGGAAGCGCCTCCAGAGCGTCGGAAAGAGTCAAAGCTAGATATGTGGCGCAAGATGTTCGAGGCCGCTTGGTGGGCTTCTGGTGCCGAGATCGTCGATGGAAAGCCTTTTGTGTCGCGCTCTGCGCTGTTGGATCATGTCAAAACAAAGCTGGAATTGACCGAATCTTCGGCCCGTCAATACATCAAACCAAGCGTTTCCGATAAGCTGATTGGCGCGCTGATTGTGGCTGAAATGGTGGCGGTAATGGACGCCGGATTTGCGGTAATTTGCCCCAAAACTGCTGGCCTGATGGTCATGATCAAAAACGGCGCGAAATAGCCCGGTAATTACCGGTAACTTTTAGAAAGTTACCGCAGAAGTTATTGAAAACTATAGGTAAAGCATATGCCGGTAACAGAAGCGGTAACGAAAACGGGGCAAGGCGTCGAGCGGTAACGGCGGTAACAGGTACCTTTAGGTACCGTTACCAGTTACCGGCGATGCGGGCGGTACCGATACGGAGGGAAATTGGGCATGGAAATCGA